CTTACTGTAGCAGGCGTCTCGCTTCGCTTTCTTTTTTTTCTTTGCCGCCATTAAATTACTCCAATTGCTTTAAGCTCTCAAGATATTGGCTAATTTCATCAATCATTTGCTGATCCACCCTTTGCCTGTTGTACGGTGACATCATAAACGATCTTTGATCGCCTGATGTTTTTGCCCCAGACGCCCTGCGTGATGAAAAATAATCTCTCCAGACCATACCTCCCGGTACATCTTGTGGCAGACCACCCAGATATTCTCCCTCAACTTGGTGGCTGTATGTGTCATGTGGCGCAAAAACCAATTTTGTAGGGTCAGTTGTATTCGCACCCCTTCTTGGCTTCACCTCTCTGGCAGCACCATCCATAGTGCCAATTGATCTACCCGTTGCAAAATTTGGTGCAGTCAAAAGTTCTCGCTCTGTAATGGCCGCTCTAATTGCCCCGACATTTGGAAACCCACTTTTGACGTATTTGTCTTTATCCATCTCTTGCCAAAGCAACCGTCTTTTTGAGCCTGTCATATTGTTATTTACATAATCACGGGCGTCAGGGCTTAGAATGCCGGGCCAATTTGGATCGTTTGGTGCGTCTTTTCCCGTACCTTTTTTTACCCAATCATCATATTCTTTGGCTGCTTTTTTGGTAATTTTACTTTGCTCAATCATTCCCATTGTGGCGTTTGACATCATCTTAGAGAAATCACCAGATTGACCAGCCATAGCAGTGTAAATTAATCGAACATCTTCACCGTCTTGATTTTTCAAAAGCTCTGCGAATTGAGCCTTTGTAGTCATTGGCGATACTTCAGACGCCCATATGCCTCCACCAGCAGAGCGCATAAATTGATTGCCACCTTGCATATTTACAGGATCAGAGAACGTAATGTCTCCAATGCCTCTAAGAGCGCCACCAGCATAGGTTCTGTCTCCATACGCTGGTATCAGCATCTTGCCTTGCAATGCGCCAATATCTAATTCTTTTCTGGGCTGTAAGCTCCCATCTGGCGCAAAATCATATTCAATATTTTCAACATAATCTGGCAACTTTACGCTGCCCAAACCCGCAGGATCAAGCATTGGCTTTGTGGGGCGTTTAAATATTTCGGCAAGAACGCTAACATCACCAGCATCAATAAGTCTTTGTTGAACCTCAGTGACGCCAGCCTTGGCAAGTTCAGCCCCAAGTCTATAAAATAGATCGACCCCAGCCTTCATCATCTACTTGCCCTTTTTCTTTTTTCCATATCCAGCGGCGTGGGCAGCGCGGCCCTGCTTGGTTGCTTCGGCCTTGGTTCTATAAACCTTGCCCTTGCTACCCCAGCGGTAGCCGCCCTTGACCTTCATAACGGGCATTAGTGACCGCCAAGCAGCTTGTTCATCATCTCTTGGACATTGCCGCCGTCGAGCTTCATAACCTTGACCTTTACGTCACTGTCGTGGGGCATATCCATCATTTGATCATCGACTTCTTCGTAGTCTTCGCCGTAATCTTCGCCATCAACGTCCATCATGTCTTGATGGCACAGCAGCAAAAAGTTAACGAGTTGATCGTCTGACATTTCCAAACCTTCTGCATCATGGGGAAAGCCCATTTTTGCCATAAAAAGGTCTGCATTTTCTTCCATGTTTTCGACTTCTACCTGTGCCATGTCGGCCTCCTTTATGGTCGCAGTTGTGGGCGCGTCTGTCCCATTGTGCCTAGATTTGCTGGGCGTGGTTTTGGGCGTAGCGATGTTGCTGGTGCAGTAGGTCTCCGCGCAATGTCTAATCCATCGATATTCTCATAAATAGTGTCGGGAGATATTTCGCCCTTGCGCTGCATTTCAGCCATTTGACTTGGTGGCATACTCATCATTCCATCATCAACTTGGTATGACCGCTCATTCATCATTTCGCCTTCAGACCGTGCGCCCATAGAAGCTCTTTCAGTTTGGATTTGTGCGGCCCGTTTTTGCGCCATAAACCTATTCATTTCTTCTTCACTTAGTCCCTGTGGCATCGCTTTATCTGCCGCCAATCGACTTCTTGCATTCATCATTTCGCCTTCAGACTTTGCGCCATAAGACCGTTGCACTTGCATTAAAACTTCCTGCATTGCTGCGCGTTGATCGTCAGGCAAAAGCTGTAGGGTTTCTCGCGGAATGCCCTGCTCATCAGCAACTCTAAACTGATCTCTCGCCCGATCAACCATTGCGGTAATGCCATTTACGGTGTCTTCTTCCAGCAATCCAGTGGCTTGTATGGCCTGTGCGTACTGTTTAATTAGTTCAAGGTCGGGGTTCATGTCGGTCTCCTGATCAAGTTTGCCATGTCGGTGTCCTATGCAGTTCTATACGGGTCCATTAACATTTGATTATATTCTTGCTCAGTTATTTGTTTAATTAACTGACCATTTTCATAAATATTATACATCCCGTCTTTAAAAACAACTTTGTCTTTTAAGTTCGCATTAGTTTTTTGATCTGAATATGGGTCATCGTCATAATAAAGAGTCTCAGGCACAGGCGCAGGCACAGCCGCAGCCTGCCTAAATGCCCGTGGGTTTATGCGTCTATATTCATTTATATACGCATCAATAACGTCTTGGGGGGGAGCCTCGCCGCCCTGATTAAAGATGCTGTTTGTACTCTTAGCCAATCGCTCTTGCTCTTGCGCTGCTGTAAGATTGCCCTGACCAGTTAAGGCTCGGCCCATACCTCTAGCGTCTTTACCAAATTCACTTGCAAAGTCTTGCACTGGCTGTGGCGTTAAGGCTCTACCCATATTGGCAGCATCGCCAGTAATTCCCCTGACAACTTTGCCGATCATTCCACCACCCTGCAAATAGTTTGCAATCCCAGTGGTTTTCATGGTGTCCATATTGCCGCCACGCGCTGCCTCCGCAACTATTGAACCCCGTGGCAGTGCGCCAACAGCGTTGCTGATCCCACTGATGAAGTTGTTTCGATTGTCATAGGCATTGGAAATTTTGTTGTTTCTATTCGCCTCGGACGCTGATTTTCCTGCCGAATATTCGGCCTGAGAAATGTAATTATCGTTGTCCGTATCCAAGTTGGCGGCACCCGCTCCGCTAAACTGTGCGCCAGATTTACCCGGCCCACCGCCGTCAAACATATCACTAATGCTGTCATAGCCAAAAATAGCATAGGAAGGCACACCGTCTGGCCCAGCAAGTACGGGCGCATCATTTCGATACTCTTGCAGCAATTGCTCCTCGGACGGGTTGATATAAGCCAGCATGTGCGGTTGGTTGCCAATCACCGTCTGTCGTGGAACCATATTTGCAAACGCGCCGTTCTGCCTATACATCTTGTCGTTCATCTCTAAAACTCCATTCGATATCTGGCGTCAATTCTTGGTTCGCCAGTGCTGCTGTCAGAATAGCTAATGCGACCACCATCGCCAATATTCATGCCAATCGATCCAGAATATACTGGCTCCATGCCGCTTGATTTCTGCCTGTTGATTTCAAAATCAAACGCGCCCATCTTGGCCGCTGCGCCTATCTTTGAAAATGTGCTAGAACTTCCCTGCGTGAAAGTGGCAAAGGGAAACGTGTAGGTATTGTCCTGCATGGTTCTGCTGCCCATAGCATTGCCGCTTATGTCCACTGGTCCCAATGTGGTCGATCCATCCAGACCAAGACGCACGGTTCTGGCCTTGTTTCTAACGTCAGCCATGCCGTCTCTGTATTTTGTTTCTTCAATAGTGTAGCCCATTGAGGGAGTGACGCTGCCCATGCTGCCATCAAATGTTCTGTATAAATCTAATTCGGAACGTGGTTCATTTGAGGTGCCGTCAATACTAAGGTTGCCAGAAACAGGCAAATTAAAATCAAATTTATCTTTTAAATCTAAATTTACAAACGCGCCTTTTCTCTCATCCATTACGCCATTCCCTGTCTTTGAGGTGGCCCCTGCATGGGGGGCTGCTGCGGTGCGGAAACTTGTGCGGCGTCTGATATTGCCGTCAAGGCACCCATTTCACCAGCGCCCATGCGCTGTCGAATCTCAGCTACTTTATTCATTAAATATTTATTCATGTCTATGGGCTGCTGACCCCCACCTTGGGAGGAGGGTGGGGGCCGCGCACCCTGCGCTTGCTCTTTCGGCAAACCGCCGAAGGCGGCAGGATTTATGGGGGGCAAATTATATCGTGGGGGGTACATTCTTCATTGCCTCCATTTCTAGTTTTGCTGCGTTCTTCTCCCGCTCAAGCTGCAATTCGGCCTCCAGCTTTGTGACCTTCGCCTGCAAGTCGGCCTGCGCCTTTGCCATTTCGATCTGCATATCTTGCTTGGCCTCTGCCTGCTTGATCTGAATATTGGACTGTGCCTTGGCTTGATCGGCAGCAATTTGCGCCTGCGTTCTGGCCGTAAGGGCTTCGGTCTCCAGCTTCGCCAATTGCTGCGCGTATTCCAATGGATTGCCCTGACCTTGACCCTGCTGACCAACGCCCCTGATCGCTTCGATCTGCTTCATCTGAGGTGCGGCCCTGACCACTTCTGCGGCCCGTTGGCTAATGAGGCGATCCTGCTCTGGATCAACATTCTCAAACTTGAAGTTGGGGTCTTTGAAGTTTGGCAGTGGGGGCAATTCCATTGCCACGCCTGCCTGCATTCTGAGGCGGTACAGCAGCGCGATATGCTCCGCGATGTGGGCCATTAGAATTGGCTGCATTCCCTTGTGCGCTGGATTGCTGCCCAGTGACGGGTCTTGCAGGAACTGCATGTGAACTGCGATGTGGGCTTCGTGGTCTTGTTCAATAAAGGCGCGAATTGGCTTGCCATACATCACCGACATATTTTCATCGATGGGGTCCATCTGGACCGCCTCTTCTGGCTTTTTCAATATTTCATCGATGTTCTGAATGCGGATCGCCTCGTACATCCGCTTGTACGCCTCGTACATATCGTGAAGTTGAGGCGCGGCCTGCGCCATTTGCAGAACGGCCTGTGCCTGCGCGATGCGCTGGGCGGTGCTAAAGATATTGGGATCGGACACAGGCACGATGTCAATGCGGTCATCAAAGTCGGCTGCATAGATCGTTTCGGCTGCTCCAGCCCGTGAGAACGTAAACTCTTCTGGCAGATTTTCTGCGTTTAGAGCCGCCAGCATTTTAAATTCTTGGCCCTGCGAGTAGTGCAGGCGCTTGTGAATTGCGCTGAACGCCTTCGATCCCTGCTCAATTAAGGCAACCGTCGATCCCACTGGGGCGTTTGGATTTACGTCACCGACATTGAGATCGGCTGTGGATGCAAAGCGTTGGCCTGCCTCAACCATAAAGCCCAACAGATTAAACAGCGACCCTGACGGCTCTTTAAACGGCAGTGGCATTATGGCTTTGTTAACGTCATCGACGGTGCTGTCGAGATCGACAAATTCACCGGGGTTAACTTGCACATCACCGCCAGTAACACGGCCACGCAGCTTGAACCCACCTTGCATATTGCTGAATGCTGCACTGTCGAGCAGGGCGCGAAGCGATCCTGTCGCCGCTTTGCCCAGCCCACCGATCATGTGATAGAGGCCAAATCCGTAAAATCCCAAACCCGGCAAGAACTTGTAGCTCACAAACCAGTCACGGCGTTTTTTCATTTCATCGTCTTCGCGCCAATTGCGCCTGACCGACACGATCTTTTGGTTGTCGTAATCAATGGTAATGACGTAGGGCAGGGCGACAGCATTATCGTCCTCGTCCTCTTCATCCATTTCTTCGCCGTCAATGCCGTCGAACAAATCATAGACGTGCATTTCCAGCAGTGTGATTATGTCATCATTGCTATCGTCGTATTCATCAACGCCTTCGATTTCGCCAATAACGCTGTCGGCTGGATCGACATCGTCGCTGCCTGCATCGCTGGTCTGGAGGTAGTAGCCGTTTTGAACATAGCGATTGTAGTCGTTCTTTGGCATTCTAATGAGGTGAGTATAGCGTGGGGATGTGTAGAGGTCTTTGCTTTCTGGTGCCACGCAGAAGTCTTCTGCCTTGACGAACTGGCTGCATTGCCTGTCGAGGTTTACGTCCCACCAAACCT